GATACAGACAAAGAACTTCCAATACACAAATATATTAGTAAATTTTATGTTAATGAATTTGAAAAATATAAAGATAAAAATATTACATTATTAGAAATTGGTGTTGCAAAAGGTGGAAGTTTATTATTGTGGAACGACTATTTCAAAGATTGTGAAATCTATGGTATTGATAGTGGTAAAGATATAAGATTTTTAGAATGTATTAATAACGTCAGTCAACATTCTAGGATAAAAATAATTAAATCTGATGCCTACGTTTACGAATTAATTCCTTCACTTCCTGAATTTGATATTATTATTGATGATGGACCACACACATTAGAAAGTCATTTATGGTTTTTAGATTTATATTTACCAAAATTAAAGTCTGGTGGTGTGGCAATTATAGAAGATATTGGCGATATAAGATGGATAGAATTTTATAAGAAACACATTTCTGATGATTATACCTACGAAAGTATTGACACCGATAGAAAAGTAGAATATAATAACCTTTTATTTGTGATTAGAAAAAAATGAATGACATAACAATAGTTACCGCTTTTTTTGATATTGGTCGTGGTGATTGGACACCAGATAAAGGTTTACCACACTATCTACACAGAACCAATAAAACTTACTTTGACAGGTTTAGTCATATGGCCAAACTTGACAATCCAATGGTCGTCTTTACATCAAAAGAATTTATAAACGATATAAAATTTATAAGACAAGATAGACCAACCGAAATTCTAGCGCTTGATTTTTCCAACAGTTTTGAAAAACTAAGAGAAGAAATTACTAAGGTTCAAAAAGACCCACAGTACCAAGCCAAAATAAATCCCATGCAAGTAAAAAATCCAGAATACTGGAATGCTGACTACGTTCTTGTCAATTTACTAAAATCTTCTTTCGTTACGAAAGCCATGCAAACAAATCTAATAAAAACAGATTTGATTGCTTGGTTGGATTTTGGTTATTGCCGTGAAGAATCTACTCGTAATAATGTAAAGAAATGGCAATATTCTTTTGATAAGGATAAGATTCATTTCTTTAATTTAAAAGATTGGAAAGAAGGCACCTACATTGAAGATGTGATTTTTAATAATGATGTTCATGTTACTGGACCATGTATCGTTGCAGGTAAAGATGTGTGGCCTATATTAGAACAACTAGTTCACCACAATGTTGGTGAATTACTCAAAAACAATTTAATAGATGATGACCAAACTTTATTGTTGATGTCATACTTACAAAAACCAGAATTGTTTGAACTACATAAAGTTTCTAGTAATGACTGGTTTGTAGCTTTTAAGGAATATAATGAAAATTAAAATTGATTGTACCGCCAACCTAGGTGACTTTGCAAATGCATTACCTGTAATATCAGGTATCTCAAAATATAAAAATGAAAAGATTCATCTTATCATTAGACCAGAAATGCGTAAGTTTAATGGTATAAAAGAGTTTCTAAAATATCAACCAATGATTGAAGATGTGGATTTCTCGGATGATTTATTGACTTTTGGTGACATTATGACTATCAGTTCATGGACACGCATGGACCAAGAAGATTCAAATCGTCCAATTGAGACCTGTCGTTATGAGAATTGGGTAAATGATAATTATAGAATGTTATTTGAAGTTGATGATGATTTTGAAATTCAAGTTTTTCCAATGTTTGTTGATGATTTGACCAATAAAACTCTTATTGGTGATAGATGGTCTACAAAACAAGACCCGAATGTTGATGCAAGGCGTTCCACTAATGTCATTGAGAATGGTACCAACCTCGATAAAGATAAAGTTGTATACATGGACTATACAAAACCATTAATGTATAACTGTAATCTAATTAAACAGAATCCACATACTTTTATTACTACATTCACAGGCATTGGTATTATTGCTGACCTAATGAACAAAGAAACAATTGTTGGTTGGGATGAAGATATGAGAACTTGGGATGGCCATCCTGTTGAGTTTGATTTTAAACGACACTATTATGGTAATCGTAAATCAAAATTGGTTCATGTGAAAGATATTACAATATGATTATTAATATTGAACCAGGTACATTTGGTACAGTTCGTAATGGTGACATGATTGCTGTCGCTAATGTTCTAGAACACATACGAAAAATCAACAATGATCCAATGATTCAGTTTCATTTGAAACCAGAAAATGTTAGCTCTGACACACATTGTCAAACATTTTATGAGATAATGTTGAAGATGACTAACTATTTTTCAACAGAACCTGGTGAACAATCATTGCCTTGGAGAAAAGTAAATGTTTGGGATTTCAGAGATATATCTGGAGATTTGGTAAAAATACCAAATAACGCACCAATGGAAAAAAAGATTGCTGTCTTTCCATTGTTTGATGCACCATATAATCAATGGCGTAATTGGCCAAATAATGTATACGAACAGATTATTGCCAAATATTCTACCGAAGAATATAAAGACTATGAAAAAGTAATCTGTAAAAAAGGTGAACCTACTGAAAGTTGTCCATTTGAGGGTTGGCGGTATTCTACCAATTTTGTTCAGAATTATTACCACATTACCACGGCCGAAGTCTTTGTTGGTGGTGATACAGGTTCTAGCCACTTTGCTTGGGCTCTTGACAGAGGACCTAAAGACCTGATATACTATGGATCCAGCAGAGGATTAGTTCATACTCTACCATTTTACTTATTGCATGGCAAAGGTAGAATGACTAATTATTGGCTAGACTTTGAAGGAACAAAATGGAACTAACATCTGCTGTACCACAACACTTTATAAATGCATTAATTTATAAAGCTAGAACCGCTCCAGAAGGATGTTTTGTGGAAATTGGTGTATATAAAGGTGGCACAGGATATCAATTAGCTAAATTAGCCGAAGAACAAAATCGCCAAATATTTTTATACGACACATTTGAAGGTATTCCCTACACATCTGATATGGATTATCATAAGGTTGGTGACTTTAATGATACAGACTATGAAACTGTCAAAAATGCAATACCTTATGCTACTGTGGTCAAAGGATTGTTTCCTGATAGTGCCGTAGAAATGCCTCATATTGCTTTTCTACATTTAGATTGTGACCAGTATAAATCAGTTATTGATTCTGTTAATTATCTTTTACCTAAAATGATACCAGGAGGTATTATTTGGTTTGATGATGCGGCTCCAGGACAAGATGTAGAAAAGGGTAAAGTAAATGGTGCTCATTGGGCTATGTTGAAACTTTTTGATGGAAAATATCAAGTAGATAAAAATTCCAATAAGGCCTTTGTCATCGTCTAAATCCAATAATTTTTGACACTATGTATCGAACCCAATAATTCAACTATTGGAGAGGGTTTTACCCCAAGAACCAAAAAGTTGTATAAATAAGCGACCGGCAATCAAAGTGTATTGCAATTCTAGTAAGGAAATCAATGTATTCGTTTTCTATGTTTCTCAAAGAGGAAGATGAGGGTGGTAAACTCAAGCATATAACTCATGCTGAGGACAGACCTTTACAAAAAGGATCCGAAGGTTTTGGTCATGCCGTTGGTGCATTACAACAAGCACACGAACATATTAAATCTGGTGGCCATAGCACCGCATTGACGATGAAATATGACGGTTCTCCATCTATTGTATTTGGCCATCATCCAGAAACCGGTAAATTCTTTGTGGCATCAAAATCAGCTTTCAATAAAAATCCCAAAATTAATTATACAAATAAAGACATTGAAAAAAATCATGGCCATGCACCAGGTTTAGTTGAAAAATTAAAACACGCACTAGAACACTTGCCTAAAGTGGCACCAAAAAAAGGTGTATATCAAGGTGATGTAATGTTTAGTGGTGAAGATAAAAAAGAAACGAAACACGGAGTTTCATTTACTCCAAATACAATCACCTATTCAGCCAAAGGCCAAGAAGGTGATAGAATTCGTAGGGCCAAATTTGGTGTGGTTGTTCATCAACAATATCATGGCAAAGACATTACCTCAATGAAAGCAGATTCTAGTCCAGATGTTCACAATTTCAAACAACACGAAGATGTTTGGCATAAGTCCGCTGAGCATGATGCATCAAAAATAAATTATTCTGAAAAAGACCAAGAACAATTTAAAAAACATATTGCAGCTGCTGAAAAAATAAACACTGGTTCTGGCAAAGAAATGTATAATGCTACCGAACCACACCGTGGTGAAGGTGGTTCTTTAGAAACCTATATTAATCAGACTGTTAGAACGGGTGAAAAACCCACATCTAAAGGCCTACAGAAACATATAAAAGATAAATTTGTTAAGGCTGCATCTAAATTAAAAACACCAGCTGCACAAGCAAGAAAAGAAACAGAAGCCAAATCTCATGTGCAACACATTGAAGGTAATACTGAGCATTATGATAACCTTCTAAATATGCACCACCATCTACAACAAGCAAAGAATGTATTGGTAAAAAATTTAGAGAAGAATACGGGCGGGTTAGAACATCACATTGATGGCAAACCAACTGGACCAGAAGGTTTTGTGGTCAACTATAGTGGTGAACCAACAAAATTAGTTAATAGATCAGAATTTGCCAAAGCAAATTTATTAAAAGTTAGAAAACCTTCAGTAGAAGATAAACCTAAAAAAACAAGTAAAAAAACAATTAAAGTAGATTACGAAAACGATCCACAATGAAGTCATTTAAAGAATTCTCCAAATCATTACATGGTGCCATTGCTTCACACCATTTAACTGGACATGCGTTACATGTTCGTAAAGAAGGCACTGGTCATTATGGTCTTTATTCTGGAGGAAAATCAGTTGCAACAATTTTTGCCGATAGTGAATCTGCCGCTATAAGAATTTTGAGAAAAAAAGGATATGATATAAAATGATTGGCCTTTCGTTTATTTTTGAGAAAATATCTTCAAAAAATAAAAAGTCTGTTGAACAGGTGATTCAGCAAGCTCGTAGTCAGGCCGATGCCAACAAAGAATCGACTCATCGCTCAAATGTAAATGAATTTTTACTGGCTCAGCATTTAGCCAAAGCTGCAGGATTAAAAGACACTAGACCAGGTGAAACTAAAGAAGAAAAAGCAACTGCACAAGCCAGACACAATGCGTCAAAAGAAAAAATAAGTCCTGAAGAATATGAACACCAAAGTCAAAGAGCTAAACACATGGCTCAAGCCTCTATACTAGAATACAAAAAAAGAGGTATCGATTTAACCAAAGCAAAAAGTGTTCATCTAAGTGCCGGTAAAGGTGCAATAAAAAAGATAACAGGACTCAACGTTGAAAGTAAAGATAATACTTCAGATGTTATGCTTAAAGTTCCACACAAAACACATGGAACAATATACCCTGGTATTTCTGCAAAATCAAATATGGAAAATACTGAGGGTAAAGGTGCAGAGAGAATTTCAAACCCAGGTTTAACACCAATAGCTAAATCTCTTGGTGAAAAATGGCATGAAGATGAATACCCTAAACTAGATGATTTTGCTGAAAGAAAGGGTATATCACATTTACCTTTAAGTAGCAAAAAAGAAAACACAGAAGGCAGAAAACAATGGCTTCGTAAACCTGGCAATGAACAACATTTAGACCATGCTAAAGAAGAAGGTAACAAAATATTAAATAGTGTAAGAGAATCTTATTTTAATAAATTGAATAAATTGCCCACAGAAGAAATTAGAAAACATTTAGCTGCTAATCATTTTAGAACAAATGAAAGTAAAGAAGAAGATAAAACTAACGAAAGAACGCCATATATAGTTGCTTCAGGTTATGGAACAAAAAAAGGAGAATACGGCGCACATGCACATGGAATGGAAACAGATTCTTCTGCTCATGTGGATGCACTTAGCCGAGCACATCATTTTACACTTGAAAAAAGTGGTGAAAATGGTATTAGGGTTTATGCACATAAAGATGAAAATGATACTACCGGAAATCATCTAATTACAATTGCATCAAAATTTAATTCACAACCAATGGCAAGTTCTATCAATTTTGTTGGTACCGAGGGTACTTTAAAACCTAAAAAAATTAAGAAATCACAATGAAATCATTTTTAGAATTAGTAGAAGAAACCAAACAAGGTGAGAAACACCATGTGATGACCTTTGGTCGCATGAATCCTCCTACAACAGGCCATTTGAAACTTATTAATAAAGTAAAAGAGGTTGCAGATAAACATAATGCTTCTTATTCTGTTATTGTTTCTCACTCACAAGATTCCAAAAAAAATCCATTGTCTAGTGAACAAAAAGTTAAACACTTAAAGAGATATGCTCCAAGTACTAATATAAAATCATCTTCAAAAGAACATCCTTCTATCTTTCATCATGCAGCCGAACTACACAAACAAGGTGTAACACATCTTCATGTGGTTGTTGGTTCTGACCGTGTTAAAGAATTTAAAGATTCACTAAACAAATACAATGACGTAAAAGGTAAACACGGCCATTACAACTTCAAAAAAATTACTGTTCATTCCGCAGGTCACCGTGATCCAGATGCCGAAGGTTCTGAAGGTATGTCTGGTACCAAGATGCGTAGTCATGCAGCTTCAGGCAATTACAAAGAATTCAAAAAAGGTGTTCCTGAACACGTTGCAGACAACCATGCAAAAGAATTGTACCATGATACTCGTAAGGGCATGGGAATACATGAAAACATTAACCGTGGTGTATTCAAAGCAATTTTCGTAACTGGTGGACCTGGTTCTGGCAAAGATATCGTCATCCGTGAATCAATACCAGAAGCTCGTGCCGTTGAACTCAATGCAAACCAAGCCTATGATTACCTTGCAGATAAACAAAAACTATCTGAAAAAACTAGTGATTTCCGTAGAGAAGCTATTCGTAATCGTGGTCCTTTGATTATTAATGGACCAGCAGATAGTTTTGAAAAAATCAACCACATCAAAGAAGAACTGGAAGAACTTGGTTATAGAACCATAATGGTATTTGTGAATACCACCAATGAAGTCAGCCAAGAAAGAAATACCAAATTATCTCGTATGATGGTTGAGTCCATTCGATATGACAAGTGGTCACAAGCTCAGAAAAACAAAGAGCTCTTTGCCGAATCTTTTGATAATTTTATGCAGATAGATAATACAGGTTCACTTGAGTCCATTGAGGAAGATATAACAAAAACTTACCTAAATATCAATGAATTCATAGAAAACAGGATGTATGGAGATATCTCCTTGTCTTGGTTAGAAAAACGTGGTAAGTTAAATATAGGTAATAACCTAGTGAAGGAAGAAAAAAATGTTCAAAGCACTAATAAATTTGTTAAAATTAAAACCAATCCAGAGCTCCGAGCAGCTGGCCTCGACAGTTTGTCCCCCGACAACAGAGGAAACGAGCCCCAAGCCGATGACATCAGATACAACGCAGGCAAGCGACAAAAAACCTACATCTTCAAAACCTACAGCGAAGCCCAACAGCCAACGCTCACCGTCAACCCGGAGCCAAAAGAAACCAACTTCTCCAAAGACAAAGAGAAAGTAAAGAAGAAACGAATAGTAGATGCTCCAACCGTAAGTCAAAGACTACGGAACACCACAGGTGTGGGGCCAGAATTTGATACACGCCAGCAGGGAACAGTATATCCCATGTCCGGTCTAGGCGATGTAACATACAGAGAACAAAAAGAATTTAGTAGTTTTAGAAAAACAATTAAAGAATATAAGGGTTTTCAAAATGACCCATCTATATCCGATATGGGTGTTGGTGGTGTTTTGAATGGCGCAACTAACTTTGAACCGATGCAATCCTATAAAGACGCAGAACGAAATATTGGTACACAAATAAAAATTAAAAAAAAGAACAAACAGGAGAAATAAAATGTTCGTTAATAAGTTAAAGATGAATTCAGTTGCTGAAGCTGTAAAAGAAATTACAGATAAAGAAGATTCGTGTAAAGATGAAGTAAAAAAACATGAAAAACGACTTCATGGCAAAGATGGTGAAGTCAGTAAGCACGTAGACAAAATGCACAAAGAAGAAAATGAACTAGACGAAGCTGAAAAAGTGATGACTTCTACTGGCATGAGAGTTTACGGTTCTTCTTATGGTAATTCTGCTAAAGCTCGCCGTGACCAAGTTAAAAAAGACATTGATACACTCAAAGGTCCTAAGTCTAAAGATTTGATGCAAAAAGACAAAGAAGATTACATGAAAACCAAAGGTCAATATGATGAAGCTGCCAAGCCAGACTTCTTAGATATGGACAAAGACGGTGACAAGAAAGAACCTATGAAGAAGGCAGTTGCTGATAAGAAAATGAAAGAAGATACTGAGTTTAAAGATAAACTAATTGAGGCTCTCAAAGGTAAACAACACAAGATTGACAAGAATAAAAATAACAAGATTGATGCTCAAGACTTTGCTATTCTCCGTGGTCAACAAAAAGAAGAAGTTGAACAGATTGATGAAGTATCGTTAAAAACTGCCACTTCTGCTTATGTAAAAAGAGTTGGTAGAGATGAAACTGGCGCTGACCCTAAAGCTGCAAAAACAATTAGCCATATAGCAAACAGATATGGAGTAAAAGGTGTTGCTAGAGCCGCTAAATCTGCCGACAAAGAATATGGTCTTAATGATCCAGTTCATAACAAACGAAAAGATTTTGTTAAAGGTGTTATGGCTGATGTTAAAAAAGAAGAAGTTGAACTTACGAAAGAAGAAGCAGAGATGCTTGCTTCATTATCACAAGAAGAATTTAATTCCTTAACTGAAGAAGAACAAGACCTCTTTATTGAGTATTTTCAACCATTGGATGAAATTTCAACTGGTGCCGCAAAAAATTATTTGAAGAAAGCAGTTCCTTCTTCATCTAAATTAAATCAAAAATCAGCAAAACCAGGTGAAGATAAAGCATCAGAAAGTGATTATATGGATATGGATGCTCCATATGAAACAAAAGAATTTCAAAAGTTTTCAAAACGGCGCACAGGTATTAGAAAAGCAATTACTAAACTTGCGTCTGCTCATCCCGATAACAAAAAATTAGCAACAACAGCAAGACAAGCTTTTAACAAAATACACAATGCAAATTATAGAATTGGAATGGATGGTGCAAAAAACACACCAAATGATGTAAAACATGTTAAACAACAACACTCTATCATACACAAAGCTGTAAATGCTATGAAAGAAGCAGCTGAACAGATTGCTGAATACAAATCCACAGGCGGTGTTTACAAGCACAAAGGTACATATGGTACTGAGAAGTC